GACCCGCCGTCTTCAGCGACTCGGAGAGCGTTTCGACCTTCGTCCCGAGTTCAGTGACCGTTTTCTTGAGAGACGAGAGCTCTTTGCTTTCACCGGGTTCGTCGTCACCGCCGCCGTCGCCGAGAGCCTTATTCAGCTTCGCGCTGAATGTGTCGAACTTGTCCATTTTCGCGGAAAGTTCTGTGTTGATCTTCTTCTGTTCGGCGAAGAAGGCTTCGATTTTTGTAGAGAGCTCGTTTAGGTCCATGGCCTCTTTGCCGCTGTCAACTGATCCGCTTTCCAAAAGCGTCTCGTTCGCCGCAGGATCATCAACAAGATCGCCAGAGTAGAGCGACTTCACGCGCATCTTCTTCCGCCCGTCATCGCCAGCCGCCGTAAACGCATGGCATGATAGCGAGATCCCGCAATGCTCAGGTTGTTCTTCGGCAAGTTGGTACAACCATTCCGTGTCCGGGTGCTTGTCCAGAATGTGCCAGTCCGCACGAATTGTTCCGTTCTCCAACCGCGGGTTTTTGTATTTCCCGTTGATCGAGCGAACTCCGGATTTGTCTCGATGATTAATCTTTGCCTTCAGTCCGGTCTGCGGAAAAAGCTTCATCACCTGATCCAATGTGAGCGAATCGATATCCATGTCGTGGCCTTTGGCAGGCCCTACGCGGATGAGGTTTACGCCCGAGATGACGCCGTTTTCCCGATCAACTTTACCGCGGAAAACTTCGAGATGAATTAGCTTCGACATACCCGCCGCTCAATTGTCAACGGGCTCGACTGGAGGAGGCACCCTAGAAATTTCCGAGGGCACCCTTCTTCAGATATCTATGATCGGACCAGTCGCTGGTGACGCCGGGGATTGAGGAATTGCGGCTACTGCGGATGCGCCCACGTGGGCGGCACCAACCAGCGCCGCAGCCGTGAGGGCATACCGCAGTGCCGCACGAAATTGCTTTCTGCTATAGCTCTTCCGCTTCCCTCGGGGCTTTTTCTTCCCATCCCCGGTCGGATCGAAGAAGATTCGGCCAGATTTAGCGGCGCCTCGCGTCGCACCTGAGGAAGAAAACCGCCCCTTGTTGTCCCGAACGTACTCCCTCAATTCGGTAACCTCGCGCCGCAATGCGGCCAATTCCGTCTGTTCATTATCGGCGGCCTCAGATTTCTTCTGCGCCGCCCCTTCTTGAGCGACGCCCGGATCTTCTTCGTTCGCGTTTGGCGTCCGTTGCTGGATCATCGTTACGGGCACGTCGTACTGCTTTGCAACATCCAAAACCTTTCTCGCAATGCGGCCCGCTCGGTCCAAGTGATTGTCGAGATTGCCTCCAGATCGACCAATCACTTCATCAAGGAGCGTCACCCCGTACTTTAGCTCCTCGATATCCTTCTTGCTATCACGCCCTTCGTCCATAGTCGCGTGCTCAGGGAAGCCGATCTGCATCTTCCTCCACTGCGGATGCGGCGGAATGTCTCCACGAGCAATACCAAGCGCCAGCTTTTTTCGGATGAGCGGGCAAAACGTCCCGTCCTTCAGGTCTCGCTGATCAGCCTGAAACGATCTTTGCGTTTGCTTGCTGCCCAGCCGAGCAACTGCCCCGCCGTAGCTGGTGGGATCGTAGAAGAATCCGTAATCGACATCGAGCGAGAAACAGACTTCCCGGCAGAGCGCCTGGATGAGGCCAAGGAACGCAGGACTCGGGCGGGAATACGTGAATGCCGTAACACTGTCCCCATTCGCTACGTAATTTATCGTCCCAGGCTTGATTTCCTGATTCTGAGTCACCGGCGATTTCGCGGCATTCATCGCCGCTTCCACATCGTTCTGAGCCCACATGCGCTTTGCGCCCTCGATATTTCCCTTGGTGGAAACGATTGCCGTTTGGCACGCCAGTGTTTGCACGGCTCGTGCTTCGGCATTTAGAGTATTCGCGACCATCCTCGCCGAGGGTATCGCGGTATCGAAATCGCTTATACCGCGGTATTGGTCTGCCGCCAAAGGGTTGATAAGGTGATGGAAATTCGCTGCCGGGACATCCATCGGCTCAATGTAGCGTCCATCGCGAGTCCGCCGAAAAACGCGAAACCCGATGACTCTGCCATAACTGTCCGTGATGACCCCGGAATAATAGCCATCGGCGTAGTTGTACTCGTACGGATTCCCAATCCGGTCCCCCTGAATCACCTGTAGTTTGATGTCTCCATCTACCCAGGGCGTTAAGATGCCACTGTCTCCGTCAATCTTTCGGCCAAGGTAGGCCATCTCGATCAGCTTCCGGAAATGAAATCGGCCCGTGAGGTCGCAATTTTCCATCCACTCCCAAATATAGTCCTCATATGCCGAATTGACGCCGTTATCGTCCGTATCGCCCTGGTAGATCATCTGTCCGGTCACGTACTTCGCGAATTTCGAAACGATGCTCTTCGCAAAGCCGAAATTCTGGATGACCTCCCGCGCCTCCCACATGATCTGCGTTCGCTCGCGCTGGCCCCGCTGGCTTTCGCTTGAGGCTGTGTCAGCCGGTCCTGCTTGCTTCCATGCACCATCAGGATTTGCGGCCAACCTGGAGAGCTCGGTCAGTTGCTGCCGGTATAGCCGATTCTCGAACGCTCGTCTCGGCGAGAGAACCTCAACTGCGGTATCGACGACATTCCGCCCAAAGCTAAAGGCGCGATCCAGATAAGGAGCAATATTCATTATCTTCCGCCCCAGTTGGCTTGGACGGAGACAATCCCTCCGCTCAGACCCATTTTCGCGGCCTTTGCCTGGATGAACATTTCCAAATCGGAATGAATCGATTCCACCGAACGGACACCCCGTTTCCCGTCCGCGGAGGCGTCCGAATAGGGGTTTTTGAGTTCCTTCTTTAGCCGGGCAATTTCGGCGTCAATCTCCGCCGCCGTGTAGGCGATGATGATCGAATTAACACTAAGGGATTCCATACGGTTGACAGCCCCCGTCAACTACGCCCCCCAGCGGCGGGGATCTATCCCCGCAAAACGTAGTGCGTTTTGCCGTCAGCCCCCACATAAGGCCCCTTATTGGACTCTTGTTCCGCGTGGAACAGCTCGGGCTGGTTCTCTTGCTTCGTCGGAGCCGTGTAGATCAACCCTTTTGCCGTGGCCATGATCATGCACATTTGCTCGCAGTCGCCCCAGTGGTTGTCTTTGCGCCGCGGTACCCACCTGTATTCCACCGCCACACCGCCTCGGACTGTCACCTCTTGGCGCTCTTCCGCTGTGATTTCAGCAAGGTAGGAATCCTCCGAATCCACAGAGATCTCCCATGGAGCAAACCCGTCCACTGCATTCATGTAGCTGGCGAGCTTGTCCTTCGCGCCCGAGGAAGAGAAAAGCAGGATTCGGAGCGGAGGGACCGACTTCTCTTCGGAAGTACCGCTGTAGGGATCGACCTCCGTCCAAGTCCAGATGGCTTTTACCCCGTCGATCTTGAAGCCTGGAGCCTTGTCGCCCTTCATGGCCTTCCACCGCCGCCCGCTGTCGATCACATTTTGATAGACCTCGGAAGCCCAGTTTCCAGAGTCAATGCCGACATCATCCGGCTTCACATGCAAATCCTCGATCGTCTGATTGAGCTCTTTGATGCTCCAGGCAACACCGTAATCGATCAATCGAGATGCGCCGTCCTCCGCATAGGCCCGGCAGAGCCACTTGTAATGGCGCCCGCCTTTACCCTGCACGTCGATCGTAAGAAGGCGATCAACCTCCCGTTCCCACTTCCAAGAATCACCCGGAGGAATGTTCCGCGCCAGCGAGTAGTGCACCTTTCGGTCTTCCAGGAAACCCCAATTCCGGACCTCTCCGAGGGAGTCTTTCCATGATTCGCCTTTCGTCTCGTTGACGAACGTTTTCAGCGGCTCACGGTCGCCTTTCGTGAGTGCAATACTCGCCTCCAAAAGCTCTTTTACCGACTCCCACCAAGGAACCCATTCGGGCAAGAGGGCGCTCCATGTGAAGGAGGCGCGGGTAGGATCGGCCCGAAGATTGTGTTTTTTCCAGTGCCCATCGGTAACGATCTTCCGCCGCACCCTCGGGATGTCCTGAAAGGTCTCATGGCAATCCCTGCACTCGTAGCGAATCGTTTTGGCGAGCGCCTCGTAGTCCCACTCTCCACCCGGGCAGGTTGTGGAGTCCTTTTCCCATTTCAGGCCATAGGGGGAGCGCTCGTCCCCAAATTCGAGCTCTTGAGGGAACCCGCAATAGATACAGCGGCACTGGAAACGGCGTTGGTCGCCTTTCAAAAAGGCCTGGTCGACCGCGTCATTCTCCTCGTCCGCAGTCGAGATCATCACGCGCTTCGCGTTCCAGTAAGCACGAGTGCGCTTCTCGACAGTGCCCTTTGCCCACGCGGGCCAGTCGCGAACCTCGTCCATGAACAAATACCGGACCGGATTCGAGGAGAGCTTGCCCTTCGACTGCGCACCGCGAAGCAAGAGAGACATGTTCGCGAGAATCAGTTCGTCCACCTTCCTCTTGCGCCGATCATCGGGCAGGAGCGGAGCAATCGGCGCGCAGGATTCGAGAAATGGGATCAACCGGCGCCGGGCGAACGACTTGATATCGTCCGCGTTGGCCATCAGCCACATGCAGGGGCCGGGATCGTTCTCGATCAGCCAGGCGAGAAGGACTTCGATTGTCTGAGTCTTCGCCGACTGCGCCGAGCACCTGGCCGCGAGATCGCGAATCCGATTATCCGCGAAGCACTCCATGAACTCGCGGATGAAAAACGCTCCCTCCGAGCTCCAGGGCATGCCGCGCCGCGGCGACTCATTGTCGAAAACGCAAACCCGCTCGCCGTATTGCCAAGGCGTAGCCTCGGGAACCGGCGCAAGCGTCCGGCGCAACACTCGCTGCACGATGTTGCAGGTATCAATGTCGATCGGAACGAACGATTCCGACTCAACCGCTGAACCGTCAGGAGCGAGGATCATGCCTTCGAGGGAAGAACCTTCGGAGCGGGCTTCCATTCCCCCGTCGCGATCTTGTCTTTGATCTTCTCGACGGCTTTCCGTATCAGTGTTTCGGCCTCGGGAATGGTAAGCGCCACCACATCGGGAGCGAGTTGCCCGGGGAGTGCGTCCAGCAATTGCCGCATCGTGTAGGCGAACTCGCCGAACCACTGCTCAATATCGGCATTCAAGGAGAACTTCGCACGCTCAACGCCGAGTTCGAATTCGCGCCGCTCGATATCGAGCACGATCCGTTTGCATTCGAGGCTGTTTTTGTCGAGAGACTTCCCACCCTTCTTGCCGTTGTACCGAAGCCAGGCCCGCCACTCGTGCAGGTTGTACCGGCCATCGGGTAGCCGCCCAGGATTCCCGTCCGACTTCAAATGACGCTGAATCGTTCTCCGTTCGACTCCTAGCGCCTTCGCGAGATCGATCTGACTCTCCACCCACTTCGGCCCGGCATCATCTTCAACGCCGGGGATTGGAGTCTGCCCTTTGTTTTCCACCGCAGCCGCGGCGGAGGCCTTGAGACGCCGGATCTCTGGTTCGGTAAGGGGCTTGCCCAGGGAAACCTTCAGTGTGATGGCGTCAAGATCCGCCTGAAGAAGCTTCGTTACCTCTGACGGCGCGAGCTCGGGCGAGGCAACGGGCGATTCGCCTAAGTTCAGAGTGTCATCGGGCATCTACGCCCGGGGGCTGTCAACTCAACTGTATAAATATCAACACGTCACATCGAGACTGCGACATTTCGTTTGAGACATGCCACACAGAGAGGACGCGCTGCTACCAGACCTGCGTAGAATCTACGAAATTAAAAGATTCCTTACCAGGGGTGCGACATTGCCCGCCACCATCGAGCGGCCCCCACCCTTCTGATGCTGCCACTGTGTAAATGTCGCATTCCCTTAGGCTTACATGGCCTTACGCCATCATGCCAAGATTCATTGTCGGTTTTCGGTTGTAGAATGTGAATATGTACCTCTTCGCTACTTTCTTATTTGATGGTTTCATGCTGCCATGCTGGCTCTTGTTGAAATAACTCTCCCGCAATCAATCGTTTCTGCGATTCGCCATCATTCCGCCACCATGCGGAAAACGCCATCATCACATGATGGCGTTTTTACTAACTGACTGGCTATCTACCCTCAGAACACGCGGCGCCGGGCCTGCGATTCTGACCCTAGGAAACATCTAGCCGGACTCCGCTAACGCTTCGGGATCCGGATATGTCTATCTTCAATCAGTGAAAGGCTAGCCACCCCATGAAATCCGATCGCCGCGAGCACCAACACATTGATAGCCCC